TGATATTATTAAAAATAATATTACTGTTTCCTTTGGAATGAACGAAGATAACAAGGCGGCACAATATGCTAACCTTGCGAAGGGTCAGGGGTTTCAACCGACACAAAAGTTGAAGGTTGAGCCTATGACCCTGAAAGCGCTAGTCCGTGAGCGTATCGAGGCAGGTAAAACCATGCCACTGGACATATTTAACGTGTTCGTAGGAAACCGAACCAAAATAACAAGGAAACAATAACAATGAGCAAAGAAGCAAACACGAAAGAAGTAACAAAAAAAAAAGAAGGTGCATTGGCTATTAATTTATTTGAAGCTGATGCAGACAAAGGTACTCAAAACATAACGCAAGAAGATCTTGCGTTACCATTCTTAAAAGTTTTGATGCCTCTATCTCCTGAAGTTAATAAGAGAGATGGAAAGTATGTGGAAGGAGCAGAACCTGGTATGATTTTTAACAGCGTCACCAAAGAACTTTATGACGGTGCTAAAGGTATAAATGTATTACCATGTCACTACCTTAAACAATATGTAGAATGGCAAGACAGAGGAACGAGCACTGGAGCACCAGTTGCTATCCATAAAGCAGACAGTGACATTATGAGTAAAGTAACTCGTGATAAATTTAATAAAGATCGATTGGAGAATGGTAATTATATTGAAACCACTGCTAATCACTTTGTATTTTTATTGGCTGATAATCCATCAACTGCTTTGATTTCTATGAAATCTACATCATTATCTGTGAGTAGAAAATGGCTTACAAGTATGATGGGTATTAAACTACAGGGTGAGAATGGTTTATTTACTCCGCCAACATATAGTCACATTTATAATCTAAAAACTGTTCAAATGACTAACGACAAAGGAACATGGTTTGGATGGACTTATACTAAAGTTGGACCTGTTAAAGATACAGCAGTTTATACTATGGCTAAAACCTTTTCTGAAAGAATAAGTAAAGGGGAAGTTAAAGTTAAACATGGATCTGAAGAACCTAAATCAGATACACCATTTTAAATTTTTTCCCAAGGGAAAAATAGAGGCGGTGGAATGCGAGAGTTGAAGCCGCCTCGTTAAAAGGATTTATGAAAGAAGACGTACAGAAATTTAAAAGTATATTCGAAGGTTTCGATAAGGGATTTGGTGTCTTTTCTTTTAAAGACTCTAATGGCCCCAAACAACAAGGTACAAACTATACCTCAAGAGATCTTCTTACAGATGAAATTTGGAATAATCATTTACATGGCATAAAATTCAAACCAAAAGTTATTAATCAAGATGGAAAAGAGTTCTTTCCAACGATCGATAGTATTGGAATTGCTCCAGTCAGAGAAGATCATGAATGTAAATGGGGATGTATAGATTACGATGAATATCCAATCGATTTTAAAGAATTAAATAAAAAAATTAGAGAAAGAAAACTTCCTCTTGTAGTCTGTAAATCTAAAAGCAAAGGAGCTCATGCTTTTTTATTTTCCAAAGACTGGGTATCTGCAAAATTAATGCAAACTAAGATTACCGAAATAGCCCAAACACTAGGGCAAGCCAACTTAGATAGAATTTATCCTATCCAATCTGAGCCAAAAATACGAGAGCAAGGAGAAATTGGGAATTGGCTTAACATTCCTTATTATCATCACGATAATCCAGATAAAACAAAATGGCGTTGCGCCATAAAAGATGATGGAACTGATGCCTCTATTACAGAATTTTATCAACTCCATGACAAATATTCCTTAACTCTTGAACAGTTGCACACATTTAATATTCCTCTTGAAAATGACTGGTTTAAAGAAGGTCCTATGTGTTTAAGAACTATGGCAACGTTTGGTTTTGTAGAAGGTCAACGAAACAATACTCTTCATGAAATAGGAATTTATCTTAAAAAAAGATTTCCAGATCCTGAAGGAGAAAGTGGCTGGAAAAAAAAATTAGAAAAATACAACTCCCACTGGTTTAAAGATTTACGAGGAGGGCCACTAGGACCTAGTGAAGTTTTAACTATTCAAAATTCCTTATTTAAAAAAGATTATTTTTTTGGCTGTAAAAAACCTCCTCTTCAACCTTTTTGCAGTCCTTCCAAATGTCGACTCCAAAAATTTGGAGTAGGAGATGGACATGTTCCTGAAAATAATTTCGGAAAGCTATCAGTCATGGTATCAAATCCTAAAGTCTGGTTTCTTACTTGGAAAGGACAAAGCGTAGTTTTAAAGTCTCGAGAATTAACTACTCAAAGATTATGGCAGATTGCAGCTACTGAACAAACAAGAAAAACTCCTCAACTTTTAAAACAAACAGATTGGGAAACTTTATTACAGAAACTTCAAAGTGATGAGAATATCACTATTATTCCAGCGGATCCAGAAACTACTAATAAGGGAAAACTAAAAAAACATTTAACTCACTGGTGTTTAGATATGATCAAGGTAGAAGAAAGAAGGGATGAAGAATGGAAAACTGCCTATCAAGATCAATCACCATTTCACGATAAAGACGGAACGGTATGGTTTCATTTTGATTGGTTCTGGAAATATTTAATCACTCAGAAACAGTGGCAAATGGAGGAAAATGAAACACGTGCATTTTTAGAAGCAACTTTAAAAAAAGAAAAACTAGGAATTAAATCCCGAAAAGAAGACAAGAGATGTTTCTGTATTAAAAAAGAATATTTCGAAGAGGTAGACGAACAAGAAGCAAAAGACATGAAAGGACCAGACATACCATATTAATGGCATATATTGAAAAAATATTTGGTGCGCCAGGTACAGGTAAAACTTTTACTTTGGTTGAAAGATTAAATAGCCATTTAAAAAATAAAAACAATCCTTCTGCTTTTGACAAAACTCTTACCATTACCTTCACTAAAGTAGCGGCAAGAGAAATCAGAAATAGAATAGGAGATTATAGTTCTTTTTCCAATGAAGAATTAGAACATCAGGTTAGAACTATTCACTCATATATTTGGCAAAAAATCAGAGGAGAAAATAGAGACATCTGTTACGCAAGTGATTTTATAAAAAACTATTATAATGTTAAAACAGAAAGAGAACTTAATCCAGAAAAAAAGATCCCGTTTTATAATGCTTACGATATCATAGAAAAAGGAAGAATAAAGGTAGGCGATGGAATAGAAAATATTTTAAAACATTACGATGACCAATTTAAAGAACAAAAAGGTTATGGAGAATTATGCGCACGAAGTTTTCTGATTGGTGTTGCCGAAAGTTATATTAATTATAAAAAAAATTATTCTAAAGTAGACTGGGTTGATGTTCTTTATAAAGGACTCAACGAAAAAATTATATTTGAGCAGCAAGAAGTTCTAATATTGGATGAAGCACAGGATTGTAACAGACTGGAATGGCTTATTGTAAATAAACTCATCGAAGTGTCACAGTATGTGTATATTGCTGGTGATGATGATCAAGCAATTTATCGTTTTAAAGGTGCTCTTGTTGAACATTTTTTAAAATTAACTGTCAATAAATCCACAGTCTTGAAAGAATCGCCTAGATTAAATAAAGAAATATACAAACTTTCCAGGGCCATCATTCATTTAATACCGAAAGAAAACAGGCAAGAAAAAATTTTTACTCCTACAAATATTCAAAAAGGTCTTATTCAACGATTTAGAAAAAAAGAATTATTAGAACAAAAATATTTACACCGACCAGTTCATGACAACAATGTAAACATTCATTGGTTATTCTTAGCGCGTACCCACAAAGTTTTAGATATGAATTATGCCAACGACACTTATTCCTGGTCACAAATTTTGGCCAAAAATAATTTGACTTGGGAAGTAGTACCTAAAAAGGAAAAATACAATGGAGATGAAAGAGGGACAACTCCCAATATTTATCCTCATCATATTCACGACATTAAAACCTGGTTAGCCTTACAAAAAGGAGAAAAAATTTTGGGACAAAATATTAAAGATTTTTTCCAAGAATTGGACCCTATTTTATTTAGAGAACGTAAAAAAACTTCTCTCATACAAAAAGATTCAATTATCCTTAAAAATGGCCTTTATAATTATGAAGATTTAAAAACTAGATTTTATTTTGATGCAGATATTAAAAAGGATTGGTCAGAAATCCTGGAACTGAAACCACGAAATCCAGATATTTATTCAAATTATGTTCAATATCTAAGAAACGTAATGAAGAATGGTAACTATGCACATTCTAAAAGAATTTTATTTTCTACAATACATGGAGCCAAAGGACTGGAATCTGCCAATGTAGTATTAAATACAGATTGGACGTTCAAGCCTTATGAAACATATCGCAAAGGAGGACGATGGAAAGATGATGAAATTAGAATGTTTTATGTAGGGGTAACAAGAACAAAGACAAATTTATTTTTTTACGAACCCGATTTTTCTTTTGGAGAATATAAAGGAATGAAACATAATAATTTTTTCATTAAAATGCAAAGTAAATATTCTGAATATGAGTGAATACGATAAACAAATTGGTGGAACACACTATAAAAAAATGAAGATTCAACCAAGTAAGTTTGTAATCGAAAATAAGTTGCTCTTTCCTGAAGGAAATGTTATTAAATATATCTGTAGACACCCGTATAAAGATGGAAAGCAAGATTTGGAAAAAGCAAAACATTTTATAGATATGATTATTGAAAGAGATTATTCCTAAATGAAAGAGCCTTTATTTAAAACTCAAACTGAATGGATTCCTCCTTCCACCTTTCCTGATTTAAGTGAACACAAAGAAATAGCAATTGATCTAGAAACTAAGGATCCTGAATTAAAAACCATGGGGTCAGGATCAGTTATTAAAAAAGGTATGGTTGTAGGTATTTCTATCGCTATTGAAGCATGGTCGCGGTATTATCCTATCGCTCATGAAGGTGGCGGCAACATGGATAAAGATGTTGTACTTAAATGGGTAAAAAAAGTATTGCTCACTTCTGCTGATAAAATATTTCATAATTCAATGTATGATGTGTGTTGGCTACAGTCCATGGGATTTAAAATAAATGGAAGAATTCTAGACACAATGATAGCTGCTTCTTTAGTTGATGAGAATAGGATGCGTTATGATCTTAACTCTGTATGTAAAGATTATATATCTCAATCTAAAAATGAATATACTTTGCAAGCTACTGCCAAGGAATGGGGTATCGACCCCAAGCAGGAAATGTACAAGCTTCCTGCAATGTACGTGGGAGAATATGCAGAAAAAGATGCAGAATTAACTTTAAAATTATGGCAAGCATTAAAACAAGAATTAGATACGCAGGACATTTGGAAAATTTTTGATCTCGAAACCTCCCTTACTCCATGCTTAATTGCTATGCGCTTTAAAGGAGTACGAGTTGATATTGACGAAGCTGAAAAATTAAAAAAGATGATGGTTAAAGAAGAAAAAGAAATTTTACGGAGCATTAAAAAACAAACAGGAATAGACGTACAGATATGGGCAGCTGCGTCCATCGCTCAGGTTTTTAATTATCTGAAAGAGCCTTATGAAGTTACAGAAAAAACTAAAGCTCCTTCATTTACAAAAAATTTCCTTCAGAATCACTCCCATCCTTTAGTGAAACGAATAGCCCATGCAAGAGAAATTAACAAGGCACATACTACATTCATTGATACCATAATAAAACACTCACATAAAGGCCGGATTCATGCCGACATAAATCAGATTCGCGGAGACAATGGAGGAACCGTAACGGGAAGATTTTCTTATCAGAATCCAAACCTTCAGCAGATTCCTGCAAGAAACAAGGATCTCGGACCAATAATTAGAAGAATTTTTTTACCAGAGGAAAAATGCACGTGGGGATGTTTTGACTATAATCAACAAGAACCACGTCTTGTGGTTCATTTTGCATCTCTTACAAATCTTTATGGAGTTGATGATATTGTGAAGGCTTATAAAGAAGACAAAGCTGACTTTCATAAAATTGTAGCTGACATGGCCGACATTCCTAGAACCCAGGCTAAGACAATTAATCTAGGATTATTTTATGGAATGGGTAAGGCAAAATTACAGGCTCAATTAGGCGTAAGTAAAGATAAGGCAGGAAATCTTTTAAAGAAATATAATGAGAAAGTTCCATTCGTTAATGCACTCTTAAAATCAGTAATGAGAAGAGCACAGGAGCGAGGACAAATAAGAACACTTCTGGGGCGATTGTGTAGATTTAACCTATGGGAACCACGAATGTTCGGGGTTCATAAACCATTGTCTTATGAGGAAGCAGTCAGGGAGCACGGCCCAGGGATCCAAAGAGCATTTACTTATAAAGCTTTAAATAAACTGATTCAAGGAAGCGCCGCTGACATGACCAAAAAAGCAATGGTAGATTTATACGCCAAAGGAATAGTTCCCCATATTCAAATACACGATGAACTGGATATTTCTGTTGAAAACACTAAACAAAAGGATAAAATAAAAAAAATAATGGAGAACGTAGTTGAACTTGAAATTCCCAACAAAGTCGACTATGAGTGCGGAGATAATTGGGGTGAAATATATTAGGAGGAAAACATGGAAAAAGTAAAACAACTTTGGAAATTAGCAAAAGATCATCCAAAGATAACTACCGCTATAGTGGTAGTGATTATTGCCATTTATTTTTTATCAAACTAAGAGTTTTATGAGGGATGGCTTATCTAAATGCAAACATTCCTGTGACTTACGCACAGATCAGGAGAGAATATCTCTATGATCTTAAAGAACATCAGGGAGAAGCTGAAGACTGTATCATTTTCGCGCTGGCTAGTATCACTGGTCGTCCGATTTTATTCCATGCCATTATGGAAAACGGTGCAATCTTTTACCGTTTACCCATCTCTGCATTTATCCAAAGAGGATTTGACATCAAAGAAGTTCCTAGGATGCGACTTGATGAGCTGGAGCTTTGGAATTGTTTTAGTTATTATCCTGCTATTACTTCTTTTGATATCCTGGACGGCCAATCCGGTAAGTTTATAGGTAAAGATAAAAAGTGGTATGCTGGAGCCTATCTTTTTACAGTTGACTGGGCTCATCCCGAGAGTAATATAGTAGATACTGATCATTCGGAAATACCGCACGAACATAAGTGCGCACATATAATGGCGTTAAATAATGGTAATTATGCAGCTCAACCAAACAATAGAATCATATGGAGTATTCCATCTTTTACTGTTAAAGATGAAATTCCATTTGATTGGAAGGTTCAAACCAGTGAATGGAATGTTGAAGATGATCGTAAATGGAAGGCAGAAGATACTGATAAATTCTTCTATAATATTGAGGAGACCAAAAATGATTAAAAAATGGTGGAAAAAACTTACAG